GAACCACCACGACAGCATGGTACCAGCAGGATCCCCGCGTTATTCGGGATATACGGGAGCAGTTTTTTGGCAATATGTAAGCCCTGGCCGACACAGCCGTACTGCCCTTTGCTCAGGTCTGCCTTCGGATGATTCAGCGTACTCATATCCTGCACATCATGCAGGCAGTGGTCAGCCGGAATGATGTCGTTATACGTACAACTCTCTCCACCCGGAGTTACCGTGCTGCGGCGCGCCAGCTGTTTAATGCGCGGATCCGGAGCATCGTAAGAATCCGGTAACGGAAGCCCTTCACCGTAGGCCATGCCGTTGGACTGTCCGGCAAGCACAACCACGTAGAACCAGTCCGGCTCAGATGAAGGGCCGACCTGTGGATCTCCTTCAATAGCCACCGCCTGCATCAGTGTGTACGGCGTAATGGCAACCGGTCCGCCGTATGGCTGCCAGCCCTCTTTCAGTTTGTGTGTCAGCTTTTCCGCAAGGTCTGACGGCGACGCCGCCCTGACAACATCATAGTGTTTAAATGCCATGAATCCTCCCGGCCGGGATAATATTGTGAGTAAAATGAGGAGCGGGCTGAAGTCCGGAAGTTACAGGACAATGGCAGAAGAGAGACAACAGCCCGCAATACGAAAAAGGCCGCGCTATTGCGCAGAGTGATTACTGTCGGATATTATTCGCCAGCTGAAATATTACTTCACGTTTTGTTGTTTATTCCTTGCCGCCCGCGTCTCCCTGCGCGGGCTTTTTTTGTCCATAAGAAAGCCCCTCCGGAGAGGGGCTGGAGAGTGGCGCTATGTGCCATTGCATGGTGCCGGGTGCCTCCCGGTGAATTCAGTACCAGCACCTGAATCCGCGATTATCCCATATACCTACTCGCTGATTGCCCCTCCGCACAGGGGGATTCACCATGCCAGTTTCTTTTAACAAACTCCCCGCAAACCAGACAACAGTCAACCGCCTGAATTGTGAGACATTTAAAAAAAAGGCCCGCAAAAGCGAGCCAGGGAAAATAAGTGTGGCGCGTTGTACTGGATTCGAACCAGTGACCGATTGCTTAGAAGGCAATTGCTCTGTCCGGCTGAGCTAACAACGCAGGATACAGATAATGGACCGCCTTCGGGGACCCGAACTCCGCGCAACCAGCTTCGAAAGCTGGCGCTCTTTCCTGATGAGCTAATGGCGGTATGTGATGGTGGCCCTTGCTGGATTTGAACCAGCGACCTGGCGATTATGAGTCGCTCGCTCTCACCACTGAGCTAAAGGGCCGGGTCAAAAAATAATAATCAGATGAAAATCAATAATCAAGCCCTTGCCTGGATACATATCTGTCTGGCGGGAAGCCATAATAGCGGTGAAATACAGAAATAAAGTAGGACCAGCTTGAATAACCGCATTTTTCTGCTACAGCCTGTCCATATCCATGCCGGGAACATAACATATTCACAGCAACACGCATCCGCTCTTCCAGCAACAAGCGACTGAACATGTGCCCTTCATTTTTCAGTTTTATCTTTAACAAACTCTCACTCATATGCAGGCGTAACGCAATCGCACCAAGCGTCCAGCTTGCTGATATATCTGTCTGAATTATCGCCCTGACTTTGGCACTTATACTGGATAAACATCCACTTAAAAATAATAATATCCGTTCATCTGATTCAAACAGCGACAGGCATGCCATCATAAGAAACATATCCGTGGTATCTCCGGAAAATCTCTGGCTGGTAATTAAAGCCTCAGCCAACGCAGGGTTGTTGGGTTCCAGTGACAGATAAAGCGGAACGTCAGTCAGATGAGTTCTTGTCAGCTTATGCTGAATTTCCAGATATTGACTTACTATGGAATGGTTTATATCGAAAATTTTAACTTTGCCATAATGCATAAGGAAAAGCGCCCTGATGCATTTGGTGGCCAGAACGACTGAGCCGGGCTTAAGTGACAACGTATCCTTTTCAAGAAAAATATTAATTGGGGAGCAAACCATGATAACTGAACAGACAACAACCATTATAATTTTACTTTCATTAGCAATTGGTTAGTTCAATTATAGCCCCAAAAGGTAAATTATCATCAACACATAAGCAAAGGACTGACAGGTGCCGCTAACACCCACCAGCCGCCCATTTACCACAAATAAAAAAGCCTTCAGGACTGAAGGCGTCTGTAACAACCGCACTGATAGTCTGCCAGACCCGCCATAACAAGCTGGGTCAGTATTAACTGGCAGCGTTCGCGTGAAAGGTAAGTATTCTGCGCAATCTCCCCGACTGTCGCCGGTTCGGTGACGCTTAATTCATCAAACACAACTCTGGCGGTTTCTGTCATATCCTGCTGTTTCAGCATGTCTTTTTACCCTTTCCGGTTAACGTGACACACCAATAACTCTTGCCGAAAAAGCCAGCAAGCTGAAAGACCTGTATTAATAACTACCAGCACATTTAACGCACTGCGCTACTTTGCGGGCACAAAAAACCCGCTCAGAGGCGGGGTCAAGCTATGCGGCGAAATAACCACTCTTAACAGCATACCTGATTTTTTACGTACGTAAATGCTTTGCCGTGCATATTTTTCATGCAAATGTCACGTCCTGCTATTTTTCAGTCTTATAAATTTAAAACCATAGAAAAAATCAATTATGTTTTAAAAATGGATAGGTAAAGAATAACAAGTGACACAGATTCAAACCAAAATGGAAAAGGGTGGCAACCCACAAACGCCCACTCCACATCCATGACAATCCATACACAACACCAGATAACGTGGCAAATAATACAAGTAAAGCACCACCTGAATAGTGATAAAAACCAAACAACAAAGCCGCCACAATTAATGCAACCAATGGAGACGTTACTTCTGATAGCCGTGATTGAATATACCCTCTAAATAATGATTCCTCTGCCAGAGACACAAAAAACAAATTAGCCAATATAAACTCTGGCAACCACTCAGGAAAATGAATCTCTGGCTTTAATCCACCAAAAAAAACAGCCAAAAACAGGATAAGAGGAACAGAGAGCGACAGAGCCCCCCACTTCCACAAAGACACTTCTGATTTTACTTCTTTTTTAAACAAAGAAGATGTACACAGGACTAACAAAAATGGCACCAGCGCTTTATCAAAATTAAAATACATTGTATAGGGAGTACTCTGAGGGCCAACAGTAACAGAATTTAGCACTACAGGATTGTGAAACCCTGGCCATAGATGGAAAGATAATGCTATGGCTGATAAAACTATGCCAACTTCATATATAGATTTAGCCCAGGCGTTATATTTCCAGTTGAACTTCAAAATAATAAAAAAAACGATTGTAGCAACAAAAAATAACACCGACCAATCAATAATATCATTAAGCACAGCCAGGACAACAGACACCGTCAACAATGAAAAAGCCACTACCTTATGCCAACTGAGAGTTGACAGTGACAGTACTAACACAATCCACATAAGCACTCCTTTTATTTAATGATGAAGATTGATTATCAATATTTTCAATTCACCAGGCAACATTTTATCTACCTTCCACAATACATGACCATCAAAAAATAAACATGTTAATTATAAACACAGAAAACATAACCCTCATCACTATATATCCCTACCGCATATCCATATCTAACCGGACATTCAGAGCCATAAGCATTCCTTCAATAATACCTTCCGCTTTATAAAGCCTTTTACCAATAAGCCCATCAGAACATCTATGCTTACGTGCAAGAGCCATAAATGTCATTCCACCTACGTAATAATCCACCAACAAATCGTGCAAATACTGATTATTCTTGTTTAATCGTGCCATACAACCACAAATTATCATGGCGTCATCATCAGAACACTGAGGACGTGATTTCACTTTAGTCGGGATTAATCCTTTAAAACCAGCAGCTATCGAGGGCCATGTTACATCTTCATGATTATTTGCTGCCCATGCCCCCCATCGCTCAAGAACCATCTGGATATCACGCGCCATCGTTACCACCTCTGATTTCGTAAATCTTCACGCCCAGCCGTCCACCTGGCACAGGCTGACCGCGCACAATATTGATTTCATCAAACTGCTCGTCATCAATGAGCACTTCCGCATGCGTCAGCGCATCCAGCGGTGCTTTCAGAATGTTGTCCAGGTCACGGCGGCGCTTATCCGGTGGTTCTGCAATAATTTTTATTGCCAGCCGTCCGGACAGGCTTAATTTCAGCCGCTGCTGGCGAACAATAAGCGCCACAGCCCGGCGATAACGCTCACCGGCTTTTGATACAAAATATGTGCTGCCACGACGTCGCCAGTAGGTGTTCACCGTCGGCGGGTAAGGCAAAACAAACTCTATACGCATCAGTAACCTCTTTTACCCGAGCACGCCGGTTGCAAAAGCGTGATCAAGAAAACGAAAAATTAAATCAACCTGGGAACCATGCTTTTCTTCGAACGCCAGCGGATCCGCATGAAGCTCGTTGTGATGCTCCCGACACAGCGGTAGCGTGAAAATATCGTGGGATTTTGTTCCCATTCCGCCCTGACCATGACCAATCAGATGATGAGGATCGTCCGCTGGCTTACCACAACACGCACACGGCTGTGTCTTTACCCAGCGTGTGTATTTCTCATTTACCCAGCGGCGACGTTTAGGTCGTTTCATGAAGGATTCCGGAGACTCCGGATCAACGGCAATGCTGACCACCGTCTTTTCCTGTGGTGGGTTTTGCTGGTGGGCGTGAGGCAGCGGCGCAAGATTTTTTGTGCGCTGCTTCAGTATGATGGTGGCGGTCTGCTCTCCCGGTACGATGTCGCTTTCACGGTACATTGAGCGGATTTTTTCCGCACGCAACCCCAGCGAACGACGTAATACCGCTTCCGGTAGCGCGTCCGCCACCTGATTGCGGACCGCCCACCAGGATAATTCAGCCAGAGATAATTCACGCTCCTGCGTACCGCTTATTGCGTGACCGATGACGTCAATCATCCATGCTGACAGGTTTTGATGAGCAAGTTGCTCGAGTGATTCGGATGTCTGGTCACGCAGCTGGTTGTCGCAGTGCCAGCACAACACCATTGCGCCGGTACCATAACGGTGAATAACGGTTTCACTGTGATGATAGTCACCATGAGGCCACTGGCAGGATTTGACATGACGCAACAGCCAGTCAGACAGTGCACCAGCGCCACCAACAGCACGAATCACACGCTCATTGCTGAAAAACGGCAGTAATGATTTATCCTCCGCCAGCGGCTGGCGAACGGCAGGGACGATGCCGGACGGCAGACCGCGCATGCTTTTCGGTTCCGGCTCCACAAGCACTCGAGGGTTATGGAATACCTGCATGGATTCACGGCCTGGTTTAAGGACCACCAACCCAAGTTCCGGTACCGGAACAGGTCGAAGTAATACCCGCACGTTACCTCCAGATGCGTTGCTGGAATGTGCGGGACGGACGCGGTGGGCGCTCGGAGTACGGCAGCCTGACGTAGATTATCCAGTGACGATAATCGAGGCTGAGGGCTTTCCTAAACTCATACCCACGTCTGCGGTAGTTCTGAATCAGCCATTCGGCCTGTTCTTCAGTGCATGGGGCGTGCCGGAACCAGTCAGATTTGAATGCATGAGAACGCCGCCCGTGCCTGCTGGCAAAGACGGCTGAATTATCAGAATTGTGTAGTCTGGAATTTTGCGCCATCGGCTTTCTCCGGTGGCACAGTGTTACTCAACAGGGGTTCAGCCCTGCGCTGAATTGTAGATGAATTCACTAATCTTCAAAAGCAGAAAAACCAGCCTTAATCCCAGCTTCTTTCAGAGACGGCAACGATGTGACAAATTCATTTGCACGCAAAATAAAACCATCCGTCACAAGCCCATCCACAAAATGAATTAACGCAGCTCCACTCTTCCTTTGTTGAGACTGTAAACATTTAATACGGCAGTGGCTGACAATAGCGCCCTTCTCAACGCGCACAGTATAGAGGCCATCTTCACTAAAAATTTCACGTAATTCTTCGATTCTCATCAACAGAATCCTTCCAGATAAATAGCACTCCCCTGTTCGGGGTCCATCCCTCTTCTCCCTGCGCGCTACTTAAGTATTTTTGATTCTATTCCGGCGCCGTCCGGAACTTCAAACGCGTTGAAAATAAAAACAAAAACCCGCCGAAGCGGGTTAAGTGCGGGTGCGTTGAGGATGCCTGACACATCAGAGGTGGCGAGGGATTTCTCCCCCGCCTGGTCTCTTACTCCTCAGGTTCGTAAGCTGTGAAGACAGCGACCTCCGTCTGGCCGGTTCGGATTCGTACCTCGCAGAGGTCTTTCCTCGTTACCAGTGCCGTCACTATGACGGTTAAACAGATGACGATCAGGGCGATTAACATCGCCTTTTGCTGCTTCATAGCCTGCTTCTCCTTGACCTTTCGGTCCGTAAGAGGCAATCTATATGTGACGAGCATATAGGGGCCTCACTTCGATTTATAGTCGGGTGGGGCTTTTATCTATCTGCCGTTGGTGTTCATGCCCGAGGCAGATAGCCTCAAGCACCCGCAGCAATCCTACTTAACTCTGCCGTTACAGCAAACCGTTTTCGCCCGATATGGGAATTCCCATATCGGAATGAATTCAGTTCACCTGGCGAGGCTTAGCGTACAATTTTTTCCGTTTTGTGAGCTGCCCCTACATGCCGCTGGCGCGGCATCCGGAAAAAGAATCCACGTCCTGAAGGACGAGGATGTCAAGTGCCTTTCCTGGTCCAGCCATATTTTTTGAATGCAGGCGCCGCTTCATCGGTTTGTAGCCATTCTGCAAATCGACGGGTTTCATCATTTGCATCCTGACGTACTGTAATGTTCATATCACGCCATATCACGTAGTCTGGCGCTATTTCCACGACATCACCAATTTCTGGATTACTGGCTGCCCAGTCAGCCCAGGTTATCCAGACATCTGCTCCAGGCTGATTCTCAAGAGCCTTACGTGCAGTTCCGCTATTGGGCGCATATAAAATAATATTTTTTCGGATTGCGGCGACAGTTTCTATATTCCCTTTACGTCCGGCAATATCTTCCCAGACGCCAGTGCCTGATGTATTACTGGTACCACCACCATCATTAACAATTACGCCAATCCCAGGTCTGGTCAGGTCGTCAATACTCCGGATATTTTTAGGATTACCTTTCTTTACCAGTAAAATACTTTTTCGCAGATAAAGAGGCTGAATATCTTTTTCACTGAAGCTGTCTTTATGGTCCCGAATGATAGCCAGAGCAGATTGTTCTGATGCGCCAAACAAGATATCTGCATTTTTTTTGGCATCTTCATTCCATTTGTTCTGTGGGCCGTAATGAACGTTCACTATAATACCTGTTTTTTCGGCATAAAGTTTGGCTGCATCAAGCAAGGCTGTATGCGGGCCACCAGGACCATACAGATTGATATCAGCATAAGCAGCAGAAGACAGGAATATTAAAAAACCTGCCATTATGTTCCTCATAAAAAACTCCTTTTATTGGTTATCATGAAATAAAGTTATAAACACTACAAATAATATATATTACATCCAGATAAACTTATCCGACTTTACCTCGTGCATAGCTTGTTATTTAAAGTCAACAAAATAAGGAAAATTATACGCATATTGAAGAGTATAAACCTTACATGTTGATTACATTTTTGTAATCAACATCCTGTTTGGAATAGCCAGCCTTTAATGGATAACTATTTCTGACAATGCAATGAGTATAATCAAGTCCATCTTCCACTGAGAATTAGAGGCGGCATGCTTTTTCCGGCTCTTGCCGGATATCCGTAATTGTCCATAATCTGCAGATTTATACCTTCTGCATGACCTGTCAGCGAAAATTTGTCCGGTGTTTCTACGGGAATGACATCAAAAGTTACACGCACTCGCGTTACCGTGTAGACCTACTTTCCTGCACTTGCAAGATCACAGTGGTGTAACCGTAACAGGAATTTATTCTCTGGACCGGCAGTAAATCCCTGAGTGGCGTGGTTCCCATATCAATTTCCCGCCAGGCAGCCTCCATTGCCAGCGTACAGGCTGGAGCCATGACCTGCCCTTTAAATCTGGCCCGACCATCCCACCGGACGTGTTCTTCTCCCCTGAACTTAGGTACAGTCATCTCCAGTGGCACAAAAGTGTCAGCGCCATAATTTTTGACCGTTATCGCGCTACGGATATTTTGTTGACTGGTGAAAATCACCCCGCAGAATCAGGCTTATTCCCTTAACCTGGGCTTTCATCCTGACCGCCGCCTCACTACGACCAATCAGACTGCCGATGCATTTTACCTTCATTGTTAGTATCATGATTTCAGGCCTGCACCATCCGCTCATTGCCCGGACTTCCGACAAATCCCGGCAACCATATCCCGGTGCTTGTTCAGCTCCCGCAGCGCGGCGCAGACTCGCTCCCACTTCTGGACATGATTCTTCGCCCTACGCAGTTCGCGATTTGCCATATGCAGCGATGGCAAAATCAAATCATCTTCTCGCGTTGCAGTAAACGATGGCAGCGACTGCACAATGTCCGCCACAGTTTCTGTTTTAATATCTTCCTGTGTTGCATCTTTCTGTACCGGTAACGCAACACCGGCTGGCTGAGGAAAGGCTTTACCATCGGTTTCCGCTACCGATTCAACTTTCGGCTCTGCTGGTAAATTATCACCTGGTATGCAGTAACGAATTTTACCGTTCTGGTTTACGCGAATCAGACGACCTTTGCTGATTGCCATTGCCAGCGTTGAAGCAACTTTGCGGGATGTTGTACCGAACAGCGTAGCCAGTTCATCCGCCGTTTGTGGTCCGCGTTGTTCAATCGTCGCGGTTAAATCGCACTCTGAGATTTTCGCTTCTGTTGCCGTGGTGGTTTCTTCTGGCGCTGGCTGTTCCTGCTGAACGTTGTTATCAGCCACACGCCAGGTGTATACGCTTTTATCAACGAAGCCAGCCTTTTTCAGTTCCCACAGCTCGTTCAGTACTTCTTCACGACTGATATCAAGTCGCGCAGCCAGCTCTACCGACGTGGCTTTTCCCATCGCTTTCAGTGCGTCAAAAACAGTCTCCATAAATTTCCTCCCGGTAAAAAATCACTTCTCAACTCAAACAAAACCAGCCGCTTTCCGGCGTTCATATTCCTGTTTCAGCAACTCAATTGGCGTTGGCCCCGACGGGCGTTTGGGGGCCGCCAGTTGTCGCCGGACTGGCGGAACGCTCAGGCCGTTACTAACATGCTTTGCCCATTTCGTCAGTTGCCGTTCTGCAAGCCGTTTTAATTCCCCTTCGGTCATCTGGCGCTCAATCCCCTTTGAACGCATCTCGAGGCAAATGTGATACAGCACAGGCTGAGACCACGGGTACTTATCACTTCCGTCGTATCGCCAGGACTCATTGCGCCAGCGGCGGTACTCCTCCATCACAGCATCCACCGTCAGACCGAATGGATTGGCTCCGCTTTTCGAAATCAGTGCCACAAACTCAGCCAGGTCCGGAGGCCATGTTTCACCCGCCCGACAGCGGTCCATGCACTGGCGGCAGACCTGCCGGATTTGCTGCTCAGTCATCGCGCCAATCTGTGCAATCCAGAGCTTCGAAGGTGCGGCCCCGTTCTTCTGGGTCCAGCGGTTCGAATAAACCTCCCCCATGAGTTCCCACAGCTTCCAGGCCGTTTCCGTCGCTGATAAATCCGTTTTCACGTTCCCACTGCTCACGTGCTGCCCGAATTTCCTGAACTGCCCGTGATGCGGTGCCACCTGGTGCTGCTGCATGGTTTACCCCCTTGCTGACTGGTTTAACCTGCGCCCTGACGTGATTTACGTGACGGGCGAATTTCTGCTCCCACTGAATCTGCGTAAACACTTTCCCCTCCGCTGCCCAGTAGTCCCGGAAGGCGGCAAGTTCAGCAGGTGTAAATTCTGTCTCCGGCAAAGCCATCCCCCACAACGCAGCCCGTCGTCGAAAATCCCGTGACGGATACCAGCTATCGGTCATCGGAAATTTTCCGATGGGTTCGCTCAGGCCATCCAGGAATACATGGGGGGCTGCCTGTAACGACAAAACTTCCTGCTCACTGATCGGAGCACTCTCGCGTGCGTTATGTGTGGGGTTTAGATCTTTGGGTTCCTTTGGGTTCCGTGATCCGTTTTTGGGTGTCTTTGATGGAAAATTTGGGTGTCTTTGGTTATTTTCCATGCAACAAAGAGTTCCGTTTTTGGGGCTCTTTTGTGCTGAAACATAACCGTTTTCGGTACTGTTTTTATTAACAGCACCAATTTTACCCACCTTTAAAGACACCCGTTTTTGGGTGTATTCAGGCTCGGCAACACTTTCTTCTACACCGATAAGTCGGTACACCACAATTTGCTTTGTTCTGCCTTTTCTCTCACCGGTATCAACAATTAACCCAATCTCCATCAGGTGTCGTAAGCTGTCCTGCACAGTCTTTTTGTTCTGTTCCGTTACTTCTGCCAGTGCAGATACAGACGGGTATGCACACAAATCGGCACCGCACATATCAGCAAGCCAGGTCAATACTGACTTACTGGATGAACTGCCGGTTTTCACCTTTTTAGCCCATCGTAGTGCATCGATACTCATACGAACCCCTGGCAGATATTTGTTTATCTGCAAAGTAATATTGATACTGCTGACGATACGCATGCTTGAAAGCAATAGCTTTTTCTATAAGCTCGTCAGTCTCACGTTCCACAACAGATGGATCCGCAAAAAGCAGTCCGGACTCCACCACATCGCCATATTCTTTGTTTAACCCGGCGATCATGTACGTGATGCTTTTTCCGTCACTAATTTCACGATACAACCTGAAATCATTAATCCGGATAGCCTCCATAATTGCAGGCACTAGCGCCGTGAACTTTTCACGCTTATCCCTGGTGTCGATAGCCTTCCAGCGTTCGAATATCTTCACTCGATTAACGCCAAGCGCTCGCTGATCAACCGCGCCACCTTCATCTGTGACACGCTGAACATCGATGTTCGGGCGCTCTTTCAAAACCCAGAATGCTTCAGTGATTAATATCGTCGCCTGCTCCTGTGTCATTCCTGGTCGACATATCCAGGCATCCAGAGCCTCACGAGCCTGTTCAGGAGTGATTTTCATTGTTCAACCGCCCCGCCCGCTTCGTCTTACGATATTCGTCATAAACCTTGGGATCATACAGAAGCTCGCCGCCAGATGCCTCCTGTAGACGCATCGCGCGACCTTCAGGAACTAGCTCTTGCCATTGAGAAACAGCAGATGGGTCAACGCCAGCAGCTTTCGCTACTTTGGCTTTCGTACCGTAAAAATTAATTACGTCTGATTTAAACATCGCACCTCCAACATTGAGTTTTCTCAATGCTAATCACTCAAGGAATCTCAAGTCAAGGGTTATTAAGATATCTAAATATGAACGAGAAAACTTTAGGTCAACGCATTAGAGAAAGACGTAAGCAGGTAGGCTTAAGTCAAAACGGTTTAAGCAAAGCTGCTGGCGTATCTGGCTCATCAATTTCATTATGGGAAAGTGACCATACAGCCCCGCGCGGGCAAAATTTGCATCGCCTCGCCGAGGTATTGCAATGTTCACCAACCTGGATACTGTTTGGCGACGAGGACAAAACACCAGCTCCCCCTGTTTCACTCGATAGTACCCTAGACTTATCGGAAGATGAGTTAGAGATGCTGCGTTTGTATCGCGCACTTCCTAAATCAGAGCAACAAGCACAACTCAGCGAACTCCGCGCCCGCGTTGAGAATTTTAATCGCCTGTTCACCGAGCTATTAGAGGCTCGCAAACGCAACAAGCATCAATAATCATCCCTTCACAAAATTTTAAAGCCTTACATTTCAATGTATTGGCTTTATCTTGCGCCAATACTTGAGTTTTCTCATCAAAAAACCTTGACGAAAAATAATGAGAAAACTAAATTATCTCCATCAACACACCGCACGGTGTTCTCCGCAAACAGTTCCGCTACCCCGGCGTTAAGGGGAAATGAGGTCAGCATGGATACTATCGATCTTGGCAACAACGAATCTCTGGTATGTGGCGTGTTTCCCAATCAGGACGGCACGTTTACCGCGATGACGTATACCAGAAGCAAAACGTTTAAAACTGAAGCTGGCGCGCGTCGCTGGTTAGCCAGAAACACTGACTGATGAGGTTGACGATGGAATTTAAAGATTTACCTCCTTCAATCCAGGAGATTGCAGCACACACACTTCGTCATCGTCTGAACGAACTTGAATTGGAATCGGTAACGAAAAAAGACACTGATAATATGGCTCGTAATGTGCGCGATGCGTTTACCGGATTGTATTTCTGTGCGTCTATAAATAAACACGACTCAGAGAGTGTGGCAAATAAAATTGCAGAAACGACAGCGCAAAACATCAATACGAAACCAACGGAAGAAGAAATTGATCAGTTTGCTCATGATGCTGGTTTAAAAAACAAGAAAGAAAAATCGCCATATGCGGGGAACATGTTTGTTTATGACAATCTCATCAGAATTCGTGGCGAAATTCCGGCGGAATACCTGGCAAGAGTCCATCAGGCATTGCTTAAAAATTTGGAAACAGAATTATTTGATGGCAACACTAACGGTTTCTTCATGGTATCAGGCCTTGAGAAAGACTGGGATGCAGAAAAACGCTGGAATGTTGCTACATGGTTATTCAGTAACAGAGCCGCTGCACTGGAAGCTTCGGCATGTATTTGCGGCCTGTTCTTAACAGACCACAAATATAATCTGGATGTGTACAGTTATATTTACGCTGAACACGGTCCACTCTGGATTGACTGGTAATTATAAGGAAACACCAGCAGGGCCGCGGCGACCAACAGAACGATTAAAATCAATAATGCCATTATAAAGGACATTATTTAATTTATCGTCGAATGCTGATTCTGTGAGCCTCAACTCTGAATGAGTTTTTAATAACCCTGATTGCCTGAGTTGATTTACCAGGCATTCAATCTGTTTTTCAATAAGCGGATTTCTTTTTTTGTTTGGCATTTTATCCTCCATTGAGGTTCTGGGTTAAAAATGGAGACCAACACGCTGTCACGTGTGGTCGTGCGCCGGACACGGATAAGAATCCGGTACTGACAGTTTACTGAAAGGATATTTCCCTGAAAAGTCAGGGCATAACGCGAAAGCGTACGGCGAAGCTCTTTCCCTTAGAAGGCTTGTCGTTAGATTTCTTCGAACGTGCGCTTCCGGTTGTGGCACTCCGCGAAATGGCGCGGCGGTAAGTATGGCGGGGTTATTCCTTCCCCATTGAGGACACCGGGTTGTCAGGTTGACCATACGCTTAAGTGACAACCCCGCTGCAACGCCCTCTGTTATCAATTTTCTGGTGACGTTTGGCGGTATCAGTTTTACTCCGTGGCTGCTCTGCCGCCCTTTTTAAAGTGAATTTTGTGATGCGGTGAATGCGGCTAAGCGCACGCGGAACAGTTAAAACCAAAAACAGTGTTATGGGTGGATTCTCTGTATCCGGCGTTAATTGTTAACTGGTTAACGTCACCTGGAGGCACCAGGCACNGCATCACAAAATTCATTGTTGAGGACGCGATAATGGAAACGTTATTACCAAACGTTAATACGTCTGAAGGTTGTTTTGATATTGGTGTTCTGCTCAGTAACCGGGAGTTTACTGAAGATGCCATTAACATGAGGAAATATGAGCCTTATCTGCTCAATGATAATTCCATACTTTCCCGAATTGCTCTTCTTGAACTTGGTATTTTCGGAGAACGTCAATGACTTCAGCATTTGCACTGATGATGACGGTTTTTCTTATAACGGGTGAATCACAGAATGTGATTACCGGAATTTATGCCAGTAAAGAATCCTGCCTCCAGGCAAGAGACGAGCAAAAAATTTCTGGTGAATGCCTCCCGGTAAAAAAAGTATCGCTGTACCTGAATAACGAAACACCGGCTGGATAACCCTCCAGCCATATTAACACCATACCAACGGATTAAAAATGCCAGCAATGGCAGGGATTTGTTCACCCTTAAATCTGTAATGAGGTTTATCAATGAGCACTGATAAAGAAGAATTTGCGCTATATTGCGAAGCAAAAAATGACAAAGTCAGAAAACGTCTGGGAATTAAAGGTGGTTTTTACTGGACTACAGCAAAAAAATTATCTGTTGCCATCTCCCGCTGCATTACCGCAATGGATGACAACGATTATGATGAAGACGACTTTAAAAAACCCGTTCGCGTCCATTTACCCGTTGTGAATGACCTTCCACCTGAAGGCGTGTTTGATACCGAATTCTGCAACCGATACGAAAAAGGCGGGGAAGATGGCATTACAATGGTATTTATCGCGCCCTCTCCCTCCGTGCAGGAGAAACCAGCCAGTACTGACAATACCAACGTCAACGGCGAAGACATGACGGAGATTGAGGAGAATATGCTCCTGCCGGTTTCTGGTCAGGAGCTGCCCATTCGCTGGCTTGCGCAACACGGCAGCGAAAAACCAGTAACGCACGTTGCACGGGAAGAACTTCAGGCATTACATATAGCACGGGCGGAAGAACTGCCGGCTGTTACTGCCCTGGCCATTTCTCACAAAACAAAGCTGCTCGACCCGCTGGAGATTCGCGACCTTCACAAACTGGTACGCGACACTGACAAAGTTTTCCCTAATCCCGGTAATTCAGACCTGGGACTGATAACTGCTTTTTTCGAGGCATACCTGGACGCTGACTACACTGATCGGGGTCTGCTGACAAAAGAGTGGATGAAAGGAAATCGTGTTTCGCGTATCACCCGTACGGCTTCCGGTGCAAATGCCGGTGGCGGGAACAAAACCGATCGCAATCCGAATTTAGTACACACCTTCGATACGCTGGATGTGGAGATTGCAGCAGCCACACTTCCGATGGATTTTAATATTTATGAAATTCCGGGCAGCGTTTATCGTCGCGCAAAAGAAATCGTCCTGAAAAGAGAAAGTCCATTCAAAGAATGGTCCGCAGCACTTCGCGCAACCCCGGGTATTCTGGACTATTCCCGCGCCGCTATTTTTGCACTTATCCGGAGCGCTCACCCTGAGTTTTATCACTACCCGGGACGCCTTCAGGGGTATATCAACGCCTACTTAACGGAGACTGATCACGAGAACCCCAGCAAGGAAACTCTCACTGCTGCACGACATACACCGGAAAAAGATATCCTGGAAGAAGTTAACCGCGAACTGTCTGCTAAGCAGGAAACAGAAGAAGAAGAAAATGATGAAGAAAAACCGCAACCATCTTGCGCAATGGCAGATGAACAGGCAACGGCTGAAACAGTGGAACCGGATGCAACTGAACATCATCAGGACACGCAGCCGCTGGATGCTCAGTCACAGGTAAATTCTGTTGATGCGAAATATCAGAAACTGCGGGCAGAACTCCATGAAGCCCGGAAAAACATTCCGCCCCAAAATCCTGTCGATGCAGACAAATTACTGGCTGCCTCTCGCGGAGAATTTGTTGAAGGGATTAGCGACCCGAATGATCCGAAATGGATTAAGGGGATCCAGACCCGCGATTCTGTGTACCAGAACCAGCAAGAAACGGAACAGAACGACCAGAAAGCGGAACA